CACCTTTACGGTCGCTAACGGCACCCAGACGTATTCGCTGGCTAGTGATGTAGCGGAGCCCCTGTCGTTTCGCAACAAGACCCAGGACCATGTGATGTTGATCATATCGTCACAGACGCTGGATGCCGATGACCCCGATCATTCGATTACGGGTGATGCATCCTATGTGGCGATCAACGGCATCAACTCCTCCACGGGGTATGTAGAGGTAGCCCTCTATCCTAAGCCCGACAACGGCACCGATGTCATTGCCTATCGCTACTACGGGTTTATACCGGATTTCGATTCGGGCGATGATGCGGACTCATTGAATACCTACATGCCGCAGATCGTGCAGCCTGCGCTCGTGTTTGGAGTGTCGGCCCTCTATAAAGAGGAAAAGGGCGATGTGGAGGGGGCCGGTATCGACCGGGGCGAGATGGAACGGGTGATACAACGGGCCCTGACGCAGAACAATGCCATACAAGGCAACCGCGCTTATCGCAAAAGGCGCACAGACGATGGCATGGACTACGGTTTCACCTTTGCCGTAGAGAATGGGTCGTTGTCGTAATGGCTATTAGTGCTGCTACGGTGCAATATGGCCCCTGGCATAAGGGGGTGCGGTATGATCAGCCTGCTGAGGATCTTGGCCCCAATGCGCTTTTTTCGATGACCAACTGCCGGGTTGGTCAAGCCGGTCAGGTCGAAAAACGCCGAGGCTTTGCCAAGTTCAACTCTTCGGCTCTCAACAGCGGGGCTACCATCACGGCAGTGGGCCAAGTCACCCTGGCAGCGGTAGAGAAGACCTTTGCCATATCGGGCAATAAATTTTACGACATCACAGGCGGCTCAGGCACCGATAGATCCGGTTCGGTAACCATCACCGCAGGCAATGACAATGTCTGGGAGTGGGCGTTGGCGGGATCTACGCTGGTATTAACGAATGGCGTGGATACCGATGCGATCACCTGGGCGGGTGGCACCAACAACGCCGGGACGCTGGATGATGACAGTCGATTCTCTAAAGGGGCTCATATAGCCTACTGGGACAACCGGCTGTGGATAGGTAACGTCAACGGGGCCAAGTATCAACTATGGCGCAGTAACACAGGCGATATAACGGTCTGGGGTGCTACCGACTACTACAACTTCGATCACGATATAACGGGCATCAGCCCCATCGGCAACGCCTTAGCTATACACACCGACCAGGGTGTGCATGTCTTAACGCCGACCGGCAATGCGACGGTGCCGTATCAAGTGCAACGCCGCGCACCGGCGGGTAGCGTGTCGGGTCGAGGCATCGTCAACCTACCATCGGGTCTGCAGTTGTTTCCAAGGCCTGATGGTTTCTACGCCTGGGATGGCGGGAGCCAAGTCCAGAAGATATCCCAGGCCTTAGACGGCTCTCGGTTCTGGGATTCGATCAACACCGCCAAGCTGCACCTCTCGCACGGGCTGTACTACCCATCGACAAATGAAGTCTGGTGGTTTATCCCCTACGGCACCTCGCAGGCTACGAACAACTACGTCATCGTCTACAACACTATCCTTAATTGCTGGTTTGGTCCGTATACGAATATGGCCAGAGATGCTTCGGCCCTGGTCGATGACCAGCCCCATGCAGGCGGCTTTAATGGGTTTGTATACACCCATGATAAAAACGACAACGACGATACAGTGGCTATATCATCGCGGTTCAAGACCGGGGCCCCGCCTCCTATGGGGGCCGATGTGCGGCTGCGATGGCTCTATGCGCGGCATTACTACGATGCTCAAGATGCCGAGTACGATGTGCAGGTACTACAGGAGTCCTCTAAGATCACCGGGACCACAGAACGCATCCTGATGGGCGAGACCGAAGCCGTATTGGGATCGTTTACGCTCAATAACTCTAAGCTTGGTGGGTCCAGTCAGGCACTATACACCGACACCGAGCTTATGGGCTACGACAACAGCACCGCATTGGTCTACACCAACAATGCTTTAAATGAGCCGTTCACGTTTCGGCGGGTCAATTTGCAATACAAGCCGCTGGGCCGATTCAGACGGCGTAAAACGGTAGGCGTGGAATAAAATGGCTAACGGATCTTTTGTAGATACACCAGGGTATAAGAAGCTTAGAAAAGGGGCCAAGTGGGGCCTATACGATGAATCCACGTTGGCTGATGCCCTACAGGGCCAAGGTGTGGACGCAACATTTGGCATAGGTGACGCATACCGCACTAGGGATCAAGCCCTAGCCGATCCACTCATGGCCGGTGTGCCTGAGCAGTTTCGGGGTGATGTGCTGGGGGCCTACCAGCAGGGAGGTGATCTGAACTCCTACCTGCAGAGCCTAAATACAGGGTTCAGCGACTTTATTTCAGCCAATCCCGAAGCCGGTAACCCGATGTCGGGTAGTATGTCATTTGAAGATTATCGAAAATTTTTTCCAGAGGCGCATAAGTCTTATCTGGGGTCTGACCAATATGACGCTGTGATTAACCCTGGTAATCCTGCGGGAGTGGTTGATCCTGTGGCTGATCCTGTGGCTGATCCTGTGGCTGATCCCATTGCTGATCCTGTGGCTGATCCAACAACGTCAGGCGGCATGGACCCAGATATGGTTTCGTTTTACTCTGCTGGATTAGACAAAGCACGTAACCTAGCCCGTCAAGGACGTACGGATTTCGACCTTGGAGATGTTGCAATAGCCGCTCGACGCTTGGGTTTACCAAGCGACATTGAGAGCCTACGCGCATTGGTGATGCAGGACTTTGTCAGCCCGGCAGGGGCCGCATCAGGGCCAGCAGCCCAGCCAGCAGTAACGGCAGTCCCACAAGACACCGGCACCACGTTCCAGCCGAGTGGACCATCGGCTGACGCTGCGGCTGCGGCGGGTGGAGTCACCGATCCCGTATTACGCGCCCAGCAGATGGATACGGTGCGCGAGTTAATTGCCGACTCAGAAGAAGCAGCGGCAGAGACACGGCGGGGTCTCCCAGGTCTACAAGTAGCGGACCCCAATTTGGACATACAGTTAGACCCCGCAGCGGCTCCCGTGGGTGGGCCGGATCTATTCGCCACAGACGATGTGCAATACGATCCCGAGTTTTTTAAGTATGAGACCGACCTTGGAGAAATCTATCTGAATGCATTGCGGCAGAGCTTGGGGGGTGATAGCGGCATTGACCCGCAGACCGCATCGCAGATAGCTGACCTAGAAGACCGGCAGGCTAGGGATGAAGCACAGACAACTGAAGACCTACAGCGTTTAGGTGTATTGCGCGGTGGAGGCGATACGGCTGATGTGCTGGGCGAGTTACGGTCGGGCTACGGACGCACCTACTCCGATATACTATCCGATCAAGCCGCACGACAACAAAGTGACCCCCGTTATCAAGTGGCATTGGATCTCGCGGGACTGAAGTCGGACCGCTACATGGAGGGCGGCGAGATGATAGGCCGTCTGGGTGGTCAGGACACGCTAGAAGCTCGGCTGGCCAACCAAGAGGCTATCGAACGCGAAGCCGATATAAGCGGATTCCTGAGAGGAGCTAGGTCGTTAGAAGGCCGAGACCAAGACATCAATGCACAGTTCGGTCGGGCTGATCGCCAACTAGAAGAGGCGCGACTCCTCGCACCGCAATATGGAGATGCGGCTGACTTAGCGCGTAGCGATGCATACCTGCAACAAGACGTAGCGGATCGCGGCCTCGCTCGTGGGTTGACGATTACGGACCCGACCAATAGAGAACGATTTGAAGAGGGCGTTAGAGGCGCACAGGAGGCTGAGTCATTATCTCGTGCGGGTGTGTCGGGTTATCTGGACGGTGAAAATACCTTGGCTCGTGATACAGACTATAACCTTGTAAAAGAGTTAGACACCGAAGAGTCAAGACAAGCGGATAAAGACCGAAGGCTGGAACGCGAACTCGCAGCAGGCGAAGTGGCACTAGACGGCGAAGGTCAGCCCCGCACCGATACCATTGCCGGTCAAGAGGCGGGTTCCGAAGAGCGGATGCTGAGTGAACAGCTGGATACCGATGAAGCACTGGCGCGAATCGACGCGAAGAGCCGCACGGACATACAGAAGCTGATCAACGAAGGCAGTTACGACGAAGCCGAGATGTTGATGGGCCTAGAACGGGACATCCAAAGTGATCGACTGACGTTTGAACAAGAGAACCTGATCAAGGAACTCAAGAATTTAGTGACGCTCGGCCAGATCGACATGTTCGGGGCACGAGACCTACAAGAGATCATTAATAAGGGTGACTTAGACCAAGCCAATACGATATTAGACGGCATTGAAGCAACAGCCGATGCAACGGTTGACGTAGCCGAAGCCCAGGCCGATGCAACGGTTGATGTGGCTGAGGAACAAGGTGCAACGGCAGAGGCCTTAGCGGCTATTGACGCAGCAATGCAAACCGAGCGGGTGGATAGCGAAGAGTTGGTTTTGCTTCAAGAACTAAAAGACGCACTTGAATTAGGTAAACTAGATGCGGCTACTGCGATAACTATACAACGCTCAATAGCGCGTGGGGAGTTCAGCGTAGCGCAGGCCGATTTGGCAGGTATTAGGGCTCAAGCCGATGCAACGGTTGATGTGGCTGAGGCACAAGGAGACACGGCAGAGGCGGTACGGTTGATAGATGAGCGTATTAACTCAACCCAGGTGACTAGCGAAGAGAAGGTGCTGCTTCAAGAGCTAAAAGACGTACTTGAATTAGGTAAACTAGATGCGGCTACCGCTGTAACTATACAACGCTCAATAGCGCGTGGGGAGTTTAGCAAAGCGCAGGCGCAACTGTCAGGCATCAGAGCCCAAGCCGATGCAACGGTTGATGTAGCTGAGGCACAGGGAGATGCTGCAGTAGATGTGGCTGAAGAACAGGGAGCAACGGCAGAGGCCTTAGCGGCTATTGATGCATCGATGCAGTCAGAGCGCGTGACTAGCGAAGAGAAGGTGCTACTTGAGGAACTGAAGACCGAAGTCACGCTCGGTAGAATTGACGCTGCTAGTGCCAAAAGTATTCAAAACATCATTATGAAGGGCGATTTAGCCGAGTCGCGTCAGCAGTTGGAATATGCGCGAGAGATCGCGTCAGGCACGGTGAGCATCGATGGCACACAGGTAGACACGATTGAGAAGGGTCGATTCAACTTAGAAGAGCAGTTGACCGATGCCCAGCTACAGCAACTGGTCAAGACCGAGCAGGGTCAGTCCATCGCCAACCTCCTGGCTCTTGTGCAGACACTGGAGC